AAAACAAACCAACAAATTAAGATGGCTGGTTCATTATTCCGGCGGCAATACTATTTGGGACACATCTAATGCTGTTGTCGGTTATGGGGCCTTTGAACATTATGCCGTGGTTCATCAAAGAAGCGCGGGTGCTTCACCCAAGCCGGTCATGTATGTCAACGGCGTTTCTGTAAGTCTGACTTCACCAACTCCTTCTGGAACTATTGATAACGATTCCGGGACGAATATATACATTGGCATTTCAAATACGGGTGGTGTCAACGAGGCCGATGCCATATATGACGAATTGTTGGTCAACGCCGCCATATTGACTTCGACGGACATAAACGAGGTCATGGATTGCGGGCTGGATGGTTTGCAGTGTGCAGGAGCAACCTATTCGGGCCGGGGATTAGGTCGCGGTCTGGGCAGAGGGATCGTGCGATGAGAAAAATATTGATCCTGGTTTTGGTAATTCTTTTATTCCCGTTGCCGGTATATGCCCTTGAAGCGGTCCGGCAGAAAAATCAGGCCACTTATATCATGTTTCCTGCTGTGGATGCCGATGGCGATGCGGTTTCCGCAGCTGCGGGACTGGACAGCGAAATCGATACCTGGTCCGATGGGGTGGCTCCCAACGGTTTTGTGGATTGCACCAATGAAGCCACCGAGGTGGGAACTAACGGCGTTTATTATTTGAGCCTCACCGCGGCGGAGATGAACGCCGACTATGTCTACATTCAGGTTAAGACCACAACCACCGGCGCCAAGACACAGCACATCTTAATCCGTACTCTTGTCGGAGACCCGCTGAATCTGGCTACCACAGATGATGGCAGTGCGATCAATGTGACATCCGGAGCTGTCGACACAGTTACCGGCGTTACCAACGATGTGGGCATTACTCAGGCCGGGGCCGATAAAGTGTGGTCATCCACAACCAGATCCTTAACGGATAAGGACGGATTCCGGTTGTCAGCCGCCGGCGTTGACGATGTTTGGGATGAATTGACGACAGGGCATATTACGGCTGGCAGCTACGGGAAGCTGTTAACGGACAATATCAACGCCACGATCAGCAGCCGGTCGAGTCATTCGGCCGCGGATGTGTGGTCCGTGGCTACCCGCACCGTTACCGGGGGAACCATCAATACCAACAATGACAAGACTGGTTACAGCTTGACGCAAACTTTCCCAACGAATTTTTCATCCCTATCAATTGACTCAAGCGGCAGGGTTACTCCAACCCCGGTTGAATCCATGGTCCTTCATAGCGGCACAGCCCAGGCCGGCGCGGCTGGAAGCATTACGTTGGCTTCAGGGGCATCTTCAACCGATGATTTGTATAAGGGCATGCTTGTCAAGATTTATGGCGGGACTGGGGTGGGACAGGCACGCACCATAACTGCCTACAACGGAACGACAAAAGTTGCCACGGTAGCGTGGAGCTGGACTACCAATCCCGATTCAACATCGACCTACGCACTGATTGCTTCGGGAAATCCGTCCATTAACAGCAGTCTGCAGGTTTCAACCACTGCCAGCGATCCATGGGCGACAGCTCTGCCCGGATTATATGGAGCAGGAACAGCCGGTAAGATTCTCGGGGATAATTTAAACGCCACGGTATCTTCGAGATTAGCGGCAAGCGCCGCACCGACGAACTTCTCCAGCATGGCAATTACGGCCGGAGGAGCGGTTACGGTCGGGACGAATAACGACAAGACCGGTTATCGATTGAGCGCAGCTGGTGTGGACGACATCTGGGATGAAGCGCAAAGCGGTCATATCACCGCGGGAACTTTTGGAAAGTATCTCGATAAAGAAATTTCAGGAATTGACGATAACCCATGGGACAACGCCACAAGGACATTGACGGCATTTGGCTTCAGCATCGATCTCTCAGCAGGGGCGGTAGATGCCATCTGGGACGAAGGCCAAAGCGGCCATGTAACAGCGGGGACCTTCGGAAAATATTTGGATGAAGCGATATCGGGAATCGATGACAATCCCTGGGACAATGCGACCCGCACCATAACGGGCGGAACCATCACCACGAATAACGATAAAACCGGCTACAGCTTGACGCAATCGTTCCCGACGAATTTTGCCAGTTTGGCGATAGATACGAACGGCCGCATGGATTTAGGCAAATGGTTAGGCCTGGCTCCAAATGCTTTAATCAGCGGCCGTGTCGATGCAAACGCCTAGGTTGTCGGTGATAAGTCGGGATATTCATTGACCCAGGCGTTCCCGGCTAATTTTTCAGCAATGGCGATCACATTGGGCGGCGCTGTCACCGTGGGAACGAACAACGATAAGACAGGCTATTCGCTCACCTCGGCTGAACAAGATTTAATAGCCGATAAGATTTGGGATGAAGCCATCGCCGGTCATTTAACCGCCGGAACAACGGGCAATAAGTTAAACGCGGCCGGAAATGCCGGAGATCCATGGAGCATCACGCTTCCCGGATCCTATGGAGCTGGTACTGCTGGAAAAATATTATCCGATGTGAATAACGCCACCAATGGAACAACGGAAAACGGTTCATATACCGGCATTGAAAATATGATTCGCATTCACAGGTAAAAATTTTATGGAATACATTCAAGTCAATCAAGCTTTTACCGCGGTCTTTGCGATTCCGGAATCACAATCCGGGCACAATGTGACTTATGCCATTTACAAGGCGAGCGATGGTTCTCTTTTTGGTTCAGGTAATGCCAGTTTCGTAGCAGGAATCAACTGGAAGGTGATCTTTACTCCCACAGCTTATGAAACCTATGTGGTGCAGATCCATAACGTCACGTTAGATATCAAATACACCGAGAGCTTTAAAGCGGTCAGCAGTGTCTCCATGGCGGATGTGGTGATGTCAACGACGACCACGCCCGATACGCCAGAACAGATGCTGGCCAAAGTTGATCTGGCTATTTCAGCGAGGTTAAGCGGAGGCGCGGTGCAGTCCTATGCGATTGGCGGCCGGAACTTGGAATACATCACGTTAAAGGAATTAAGGGAGTTAAGGGCAGAGTTTCAGGAAATTATTGCCGCGAAAAAAGGCGGCGTGCGGAATTATGTAACCTTCACTAACCCGAAATAATATGGCAGAGACAAAAAATAAAAGTTTTACCGAAAGGTTAGATCGATTCATCGGGATATTTTTCCCGAAAATCGAATTTCAACGGCGCATGTATAGGATCGCGAATAATTTTGCTTTAAAAGGCAGTTATGCCGGAGCCAGCCGGGATAGGTTAAGAAATTCCTGGCTTCCTCAAGGCGGGTCTGCGGATGAAGATTTATTGGCTGATCTTCCGGATTTGCGAGAACGTAGCCGGGACTTGAGCCGCAATGATGGAGTGGCCGCTGGAATCATTTCAACGATGCTGTCCAATATCGTTGGCACAGGCATCACGCTCCAAAGCCGCATCGATAAAGAAAGCTTAGGTGTTTCTGAAGAGGAAGGAGCGGAATTTCAAAGGAAGATTGAACGCGCCTGGCAGAAATGGGAACCCTATGCCGATACGGCTGGGCGAATGAGTCTTTGGGAAATCCAAAGCTTGATTGAACGTCAAATTATCACAAATGGCGAATCTCTGATCGGCATTGAAATGGTTGATGAGCCGCAACGGCCTTATTTTTTGGCATTGAACGTGATCGAAGCCGATCGGTTAGGGACGCCTTCAGACAAAACTTCTAACAAAAGCATTCGTAAAGGGGTGGAATTGGGAAGCCGCGGCCAGCCGGTTGCTTACTGGATCTGTAAAACTCATCCTGGGGATGTAACTTACTCGAGGAAATCTCCTGATTCCAAAGAATATATCCGCTACGAAGCCTTTAACCAGTACGGTCGTCCTAATATTTTGCATTTGTATTGGGTGAAACGTCCCGGCCAAACCCGAGGCGAGCCGTTCTTTTCGCCGGTCTTAAATAAATTTAAAGACCTCGCGGATTACATGGAGGCCGAGCTTGTGGCGGCGCGGGTCGCGGCATGTTTTGCTCTCTTTATCAAGAAAACCAATGCGTTTGATACGGCGTTTAATCGGTCAAGCGGAACGGAAAACAACAAACGATTGGAAGAGATGGAACCAGGGATGATTGAGTATCTGAATCTCAATGAGGATATCACCAGTTTTAATCCGCAGCGTCCTGGCTCGCAGTTTGATCCGTTCGTTGATAAAGTTTTGAGATTTATCGGCGCGGGGTTGAACCTACCTTATGAGCTGGTGATTAAAGATTTTTCCAAAACAAACTATTCGAGTGCCCGGGCGGCCATTTTGGAAGCACGGAAGTTTTTCAAATGTGAACAGCAATGGATTTCAGAGAAATTTTGTCAGCCTATCTATGAGCTGTTTGTCGATGAATCTTACCTTCGAGGAGAATTTGAAGCCGTCAATTATTTTGAAAAACGCCTGGATTGGACCCGCGGCAAGTGGATTGCGCCTGGGTGGGGATATATCGACCCGGAAAAGGAGATCAATGCGGCCAGCGAATCCATTGTCAATAATCTTTCCACTTTGGCTGATGAATGCGCCGCTCACGGCCGCGATTGGGAAGAAGTCCTTGAACAGCGCCAGCGCGAGGAAACTAAAAGAAAAGAATTGGGGCTGTTAGATCCGAAGGAAAAAGAAAAGACTGATAAAGAACAAAATCCTCAAGAAGAAATGAAAGAGAGTTATTCATGAAAAAGATCAATGAATTATTTTTCTTAAGGCCATGGCTCATTAAAGAAGACATCTTAAATGTGATGGTTGAGGTCCTCGAGCGGCGCATCAAAGGCGAAAAATTATCTGAGGAAGACCTTGCCGCTAGAGTCGGCAGTGATAAAAGGGAAAACGGGTCATATGAGGTGATTAACGGAATTGCCAGGATCCCCATTTATGGAGTTATCGCCAAGCGAATGAATATGGTCAACAACATTTCCCAGCCTAGAGGGACATCGGTAGAGGAGATCAAAGGAGATTTTCTAAATGCGCTTAACGATTCTAAAGTTACCAAAATCCTTTTAGACGTGGACAGCCCGGGTGGCAGTGTTGATGGCATTGACGAACTTTCCGAGTTGATTTTCAATTCCCGCGGGAAAAAACCGATTATGGCTTACGGTGACGGTCAGATGTGCTCTGCCGCTTATTATATCGCTTCTGCCGCGGATCAAGTATATGCATCGAAGAGTTCAGAAGTTGGGTCGATTGGTGTTTATACCGTGATTAGAGATTTGTCCGTTGCAGAACACAATGCCGGGATAAAGACAGAGATCATCAAGGCTGGACGATATAAAGCGGCTGGTCATCCATCCAAAGGGATTTTATCCGATGAGGAACGGCAGGCTTATCAGGAAGAAGTAAATGCTTATTACGATCTTTTTGTTGAAGCGATTGGCCGCAATAGAAGTTTAACCAAGGATCGAGTTCTCAATATTGCCGATGGAAAAGTACTCATTGGGAAGAAGGCCTTAAATTCCGGACTGATTGATGGGATCGATTCCTTGGATTCTTTTTTTGATCATTCATCCAAATCTACAAACACAAAAATCAAAACAAGCGCCGAAGAACACGACGGTGTTTATATAGATTCGAATGAAGATAATTTGCAAAACGTAATTAAAGCCAAAAAGGAGGAGGAAAGAATGGAATTAACGCTGGAGGTGGTTAAAAGTGATCACAAATTGATCGCTGATCAGTTAGTAGCAGAGGGAAAGGCCGTTGGCCTTGAGGAGGGAAAGAAGCAGGGAGAGGAATCGGCAAAATCGGCAGAAAAGAATAGAATTTCGGGGATCATTAACTCCATGCCGCAAGGCATGGAAGCTTTAGCGTTGATTGCGATAAAAGATGGGCTGTCCCCGGAATCAGCCAAGGACAAATTTCTGGCAGAATTTAAATCTAAAACACCGCCGCCAGCGGGACTGGGTGGTGAAGAGATTGCCGTTCCTGCTAAAACTCATTTGGATCGCGCGACACAGCATGCACAGGAACATAAATGTTCGATGACCGAGGCTTTAAAGGCAACCGCATCGAAAAGAGCAAAATAACCAACTTAAAAATTAAGGAGGAAAAGAAATGAGTCAACAAAATGAAGGAATCAAAACTTTTACAGCGGGAGCGGATCTGGAAGCTTACCGCCGAGTGAAATTAAGCTCCGGCAATGTTGTTTATGCGGATGCAGGTGAAGCTTCAATCGGAATTACTCAACAGAAAGTGGCTAATGGTGAATCGGTGGCTGTTGCCTTGAAATCGGCATCCCGGACCTACAAGTTGACGGCGGCTGGTGCCATCAGCCAAGGAGCAACTTTTTATGGCGCCAATGCCGGTAAGATTCAGGCATCGGCGGCCGGTTCTCCGCAGGGAACTCTATTGGAAGCCTCAACTTCTGATGGGGAAATTGTTGAAGGCATCTTAAACGACGGTGAAGCCTCCTCAATTGATGGCGCAACAACGGCGATCGGCGATCCTGCGGTGAATGGCGCGGTTCCGATCCTTTTTGCCAAAGAAGGAATTACCGATGCCTCAACAGCGGTCAATATCGTTGCCTCTGCGCCGTTCAAATTCCGAATTTTGGATTGGTGGATCGTGTCTCGTGATGTGACCGCGGCTAACGTCAAGATCCAGAACGGCGCGTCTGACGCATCCGCCAATATTGCCAAAGGCACAACGAATGACGCCCTTGTCCGAGGCGGGACGATCGTTGCCGCTCAAAAGGATATCTTAGCGGCTGGCGCATTAAAAGTATTGGCGAGTGTAGCGGCCGCTTTTGATGTGTACGTTTTAGCCAGAAAAGTGAGCTAATCAAATTTTAACTTAAAAAAATCAAAAGGGAGGATAAGGAAATGCCAGAACAGCAAGGAACATACGCGAAACCAAGATTAGATTTGGGCGTTGCCCTCAAGGAGTTTATTGATAAGCAAGATGATTTCGTTGGAACGAAGATGCTGCCCATCTTCGAGACGATGAAAAAATCGGCGAATTTCCCGGCGATTACCCGTGAAAGTATTACCCGGGAAGCGGAAGTAAAACGCGCCCCGCGGGGCAATTACAACCGGGATACCTTCGCAACCAAGGACGTTCTGTTTGCCTGCCAGGAATATGGTCTGGAAGGGGTCTTGGATGATTCAGAAAGAAACCTCTACAAGAGCGACTTTGATGCGGAATTGCATACATCACAAATCATTCAACGTCGTCTCTTGCTAGCCCAGGAAAAACGGGTTTCGTCAGCGTGTTTTAATACAACGACGTTTACTGGTGCGGACCTTTATACGGATAATTCCGGAAATCCTTGGTCGGCCGTGGGCACGGATGTGATTACTCAAGTGCGTACCGCCCGTGAGAAGGTTCGAAAAAACTGCGGCATGGAACCCAATGCGATTGTCTTTAGCAAAACCAATTGGGATAGTCTGCTGGCCAACACCGGTATCAAGTCAGCCATTCAGTATGTCGCGAGACTTACGGAAGCCGAAATCGCCAATGCCTTGGCTGATATTCTTGGGATCCAAAAGATTCTGGTTGGGAAGGGCATCCTCAACAGCGCAAAAGAAGGGAAACCTTTTTCCGGCTCTGATGTTTGGACCGCTAATTATGCGCTGGTCGCGGTTGTGCCAAGCGAAGGACAGAATCTTTCTGATCCGGCCTTAGGACGGACATTTCTTTGGATTGAAGACAGTCCAGAGAATGTCACGGTCGAGGAGTATCGGGAAGAAGGCGTGCGCGGCGATGTTTTCCGGGTTCGTCATAACGTCCAGGAGCTGATCATTGACCCGTATTTTGGTCATTTGATGAAGGTTCGATAAAACGCTCAAGGATCTCCCGAGGGTCTTTAAGGCTCTCGGGAGAATTCTTCTTATGACACTCAAAGATCAATTAAAAGTTGATGCGGTTAACACTTTTCTAAACAGCGACGAATTCGCCGAGACGATTCAGTATACGCCCAAAGGCGGTTCTCCAAAAACCATCAAGGCGGTCATTAGTCGAAAACGCTTAGCTCCCGGCGGGGAAGAATCCGGACGTGTCTTGCAGGATCAGATTGAAATCCTGATTGCCAATGACCCCACGTATGGAGTTTCGTTAATCAACAAGGGAGGCGATGAAGTTCTCTTTCCTGAGGTCTTGGGCGGCATTGATGTCAATTTCGTTGTCGTAGACATACTGGGAGAGGATCAGGGGATGTGGCATCTCTTGGTGCAGAAATGAAATGGCCGAACTAACGACGGAAATCAACACAAAGAACTTGGAAACAGCGCTTCGGGTATTTCCCGAGGAGCTGAAATTCCAGCTGGCCGACGGCATGGATCATATCAGCAGAAAGTTTTTAAAGCAGTTTTATTAAACGCGCCTGCAGGGGCCTCCGGGGATTAAGGCGCGGTCACATGGCATCTTTACGCATTTCAGGCGGGCGTCTTTGGTTTCACAAACCATCGAGGGTATGGGCATGATTATTTTCTCGGATTCCAAGATATCGAAGCTCCATGAAGAAGGAGGAATCGTAAAGAATCCAGGCGGAGGAAAATTGGCGGTTCCTTTGTCAGCGCGTACCGAGCTTTTTACAGCGGACGGCCGGTTAAAGAAACGATATCGCCAGCCCAAGCTTTTGAAGAATGTTATTCCCATCAAGCTCAGGGGGAAAACGTTTTTGGCAAAAGTTCAGAAAAGACTGAGGAGCATTTTGCCCTTGTTCGTTTTAAAGAATCAAATTCGCATCCGGCCACGGCTGGGATTTTATAAAACCTGGGACGACATGCAAAACGAGCGGATCGATATCTTAAACAAATCGATTCAAAAGACATTGGATAAGGTCTGATATGCCTACCGTTAGGGAAAATATTTTGACGAATATCAAGACGACCTTGGAAACCATCACTGTCGCGAACGGTTATGTCAATACGATTGCCAGCGTGCAGAGGTGGGATAAACGCGGCAATGTGTTGCGGCAGGTCCCATGCATCGTGGTCAATGCCGGGCAGGAAGAAAAACAGATGTCACCCAATCCGTTATTCACTTGTAGATTATCCGTTTATCTCGATCTCTGGATCCGGCAGGATGAATCAGATTCTCAGCCAACGGATACATTATTAAGCAGTCTGCTTGGCGACATCGAAAAGGCGCTCATGGTCGACAACACCCGGGGAGGCTATGCGATAGACACCAACATCAAAAGCAATGTTCCTTTCGAAACGGTAGAGGGACAGCCGCACGCCGGGCTAACGATCGAGCTTGAAATTTTATATCAGCATAAACAATCCGATCCATCGGTTGCTGGATAACCAGTGGTGAGCGAATAGTCGAACCAGGAGGAGGTTTGAAATGCTAACACGAAAAAGACAGGTTGTTTCAAAGATTGAAGCTTCGGAAGGTGTGGCCGAAACACTGGCGGTTGCCGATGCCAAGACGCTGGCTTATAACCCTCGGATCAGTTTTGATCCCGAGATGTTCCCGCGCAATCCCGTAAGGCTCACCTTTACGAATATCGGCAAGGTTGTTGGAAAACGCCCGGGAGCTTTAAATTTTGGTCTGGAATTGCGGGGATCTGGTGTGGCGGCCACACCCCCGGACTGGGGCAAACACTTTCAAAACTGCGGATGCGGCGTCAGTCTTCTTAAATCGATTAATATCGGGGCCGTGACTGCCGGACCTTTTGTGCATGGCGAAACGATTACCGGCGGCACATCCGGAGGCAAGGGAAGGGTGATCATCAACACCGCCAATGGGGCGAGCGCCATTTATTATGTGGTCATTTCCGGAACGATTCAAAGCGGCGAAGTCATTACCGGCGGCACGTCAGGCGCAACAGCCACAACCTCATCATCCCCAACAACGATCGGTAACGTGATTGAGCCGATCACCGACAGTATCCCCAGCCAGACGATGTCCGGATACGAGGATGGAATCAGAAAATTGTTAAGAGGTTGCCGTGGGAAGTTCAAGATCAATTTCAAGAGCGGTGAGCCGGTCCTTGCCAATTTTGAATATATGGGTGTTGAGGCGGGCATCGCCGATGTTTCTTTGTTTACCAATCCTGTGTATGAAACGACCAAGCCGCCAGCCTTTCTCAACGCTTCGTTTTCTATGGACGCTTATGCGGCCAAGATCGCATCGCTTGAGATCAATCAGGAGAACAAATTGGCGCCCCGCGATGATGTCAATAATGACCGCGGCCTATTATCTTTCTTGATTACCGATCGGGACGTCAACGGCTCCTACGATCCGGAGGCGGTCCTTGTTGCGACTCATGATTTTCATTCCAGATGGTTCAGCGGAACGGAGATGGTCCTCGATACAGCCTGGGGAAGTGTGGCCGGTAACAAGTTTAGATTCTTTGCGCCTCGCGCTCAATACACAAAAGTGGAGGATGAGGAACGCGATGGCATTGCCGTTGCCAAAAGCTCTTTTGATTTAAACGGCAGTCTTTTGCCCGGCAATGATGAATGGGCATTACTGTGTCTTTAAAACCTTGAGTTTGGCACTTTTTCGGGCCTTTGGGCCGTATTTTCAGGTAGTTCTCGTCGAGAAAGCAATTTTGTGGTATCGAAAACCTGTTTTTGCGATCCG